CGGGGCCGATTGCAAGCATCACCTACCCGACAATTTGGGCGCACACAATCCCTACACAATTGCCCACATAGACATAGTGTTAACTTAGGGTAACAGTACAGTCATGCACATATACACACATGGGGCGGTACATACAGGCACATCTCGAGGTTGGACACTTCGCCCGAGCCGACGGGGTCCAGAAAATTCTCAAGAGCAATTTTCAATTGCTCATTCGGGAATTCTTAAGAGCAATTTTAAGTTTTCAATTCGATTAAAAAATTTTAAATTTGCCATTTTTTCTAGGTCTTTTAATCCTCTGACTACAATCTCCAGCCAAACTCTTCTTAGCTTTTGTAATTGCCGCACCTTTCTTACTTGCAATACTTCGTTTAATACTTTTCATATTTTCTCCTTTCTCTTTAATCTAATTATATTAAAATAAAGTTAATATGTCTATAATAATTATACATCTTGGGTCTTTTTAATTAAATTCTATTCAAAAAATTTTATATTAACTAAGATTTTTTCTTGACAAATACTTAGTTAATGTGTTATAATTTAAATGAAAGTTAAAAAACTTATTTAAGTAAAGGAGGTTTGTTAGTGGAATTAGACTATTCTTTAACCACTCCTCAAGAACGAGTGGAATATGTTAAAGCTCTCTTAGCTGATAATCCTCCTCTTAATAATAGCACTCTAACCATTTTAGCAGACTATATTTTATTTATTCGTGATCGTAATCAAACAAAAAAAGAACGTGAAGAAGAACATCCTATATTAACACCCAATAGAGAGTTTACTATTGACAAGAGGCAGGTATCTTATGAAGGTCTAGTTGATAAACTTGAAAATGGCGAAGATGGTCTATATAACATCATTCGCAACGATAAAACTCAAATTCTTGATCCAAAAGATCCTATCTCAGAAGAAGATATAAAAAATATTCCTGGTATCAAAGAATGCATGGATGTAATTCTTTCTCTTAAAAAACAATTAGAAACAGCGTCTAAATACCGTCGTAAATCAATTAATCAAGCAATTATAGATACTTGAAAGCAAGCTTATATTATAAAGGGCAACTATTCTCAAGTTGGCCGCATTAAATCAACTTCTCAAATAAAAACTTTAGCTTCAATCGCTATTCCAGAAGAGATTTATTTTGACGATGATATGATACCTCATTCAGATAAACCTTTATCTCTTCTTAATCCAGAGCACGTATCTTTTCTTCTCTGCCATTATCAAGGATTAAAACAAGAATCCTGAGAAGATCTTCATTGCGATATGCGGTGACACCTTATTGATCTTGAAGATTTAACAGAAGAAGCTTTGCGGGAAAAGCATCCTATGCTTTGAGATATAGTAATTTGAAAAGTAGACGGTCTTACAAATGATGAAATACGAGAAAAAGTTCTTCAAAACTATGGAGAAGAACATTCAGAACAATATTACTCTTCTCTTTGACGCAAACGTATTCCTAAATTAATAGTAGAACAATTTCAAAAAAATTACGTAGAATGATATTTCACAGAAAAAGAATACGGTTATTGAAAAAAATGTAGTAAATGCGGCCAAATAAAATTAGGTCATCCTCTCTTCTTTGCAAAAAATACAAGTAAAGATGGTTGATATTCTCAATGTAAAGAGTGTAAAAATGCTTCACGACTAATAACAGTCAAGAAAAAATCAGAAAAATAAGAAAGAGGGTGTTTTTTCATGGCTGGAGATTATAAAGTATGTAGTAAATGCGGCCGTTCATTAAAAGAAACAGAATTTTTTAAAATGAAAACTGGCAATCGTTGTGATCTTTGTAAAGATTGTCTTTGTCAATATATAGATAACCGCAAGCCAGAAACCTTTAGATGAATCTTAGAAATGTTTGATGTTCCTTATATTGAAAAAAAATGAACTCAAATAACTAATGAACGTTATAAAAAGAATCCAGGTAAATTTGGTCCAAAATCAGTAATTGGTACTTATTTGCGGACAATGAATATGATGCAATATAGAGACTTTCATTATTCTGATTCCGATAATCCAGAAGATAATGCGGCCACCGCACCAGTAGCTAAAACAGAAATTGATGAAGAATATGAAGCAAATCTACTCCAACGTTTAGAAGCTGGAGAAATTACTCAAACTCAATATGATACCTTAACAAAAAAGAATGCAGTTAAATATGGCACTGATTTAGATGAAAATGGCTTTATCAAAGGATTAGAAACACTTCCTTTTCAACCAGAAGGAGCTCTTTCAATGCCCGAACCTGAGCCTGAACCTCCGCAAGAGCAGACGCCGCAATATCAATTTGATCCTACATATTGAACAGATCAATTAGATGATAAAGATATAGACTATTTAATGCTTAAATGAGGTACAGTTTACACTCCTGAACAATGAATTAAAATGGAAACAACTTACAATAAATATGCTCAAGAATACGATCTTAATGTTGACCGAGAAGAAGTTCTTAAAAAAATGTGTAAAACTTCTCTTAAAATGGACGAATGCTTAGATGCGGGTGATGTAACAGGTTATAAAAATTTAGCCGCAGTTTTTGACCAACTCCGCAAGTCAGGCAAATTTACAGAAGCTCAAAATAAAGATGATAAACAGCAAGTTCTTTCTTCTATTGGAGAATTAGTAGCACTTTGTGAGCAAGAAGGTGGCATTATTCCAGCCCTTCCTCAATACGACCCAGACCAATATCCGCAAGATAAAATAGATTTTACTCTTAAAGATCTTAAATCTTATACTTATTCTCTTGTTAGTAATGAACTAGGTCTTGGAGACTTAATTGAATCTTATATTGAAAAACTTGAAAAATCAGAAGAAGATTCAGTTGATCTTAACGCGGGGCTTGTTACATCTGCGGAAGAGGCTGCGGATGAAGAACTTACAGATGACGAAGCAGAAGAGTGGCAATATTTTCTTGAAAATGAAATTGAAGCAGAAGGTGAAATGCTTGCACGATTCTTGGATGGAGAAGTATAATGGCTTTAAGAGATATTTTACAAGCATCTAATAGACGAAAAGAATTAGATAGTGACGCGATTAAAGAGGAAATACACAATCATCTAGATCAATATAGAGAATTAATTGCTTATTGACGAGTATATCCTGATAAATTAGTTGATTATTATTTGTCTCTTGGAAATCCTTATAATTTTAAATTTATTTTTTATCAAAGATTATTCTTGCGGGCGCTGTTCCGGCATAAATATGTCTATGCCACTTTCGTGCGAGCCTGGTCTAAATCATTTATGTCAGTTATGGCTCTAATGTTAAAAGCTATTCTCTATCCTGGAGCTAAATTATTCACCGTTGCAGGCGGTAAGCAACAGTCTGCGGAAATCCTTTCAGGTAAAGTATTAGAAATTTGCAAATTAATTCCTGCAATAGAGAGAGAAATTATTTGAGACACGCGCGGTACTCGAGCTCGAACAGCACAAACTAAAGATAGTGTTATTTATACTTTTAGAAATGGTTCAACACTAGAAAATATTGCGGCATCTGAAAAAACTCGTGGACGTCGTTTTAATAGTGGTCTTATGGAAGAATGTGTAGGTATTGATCAGGATATTCTTAATGAAGTTCTTATCCCTACTCTTAATGTTGACCGCATGGTTCAAGGTCAAACTGATTCAAACGAACAGTTAAATAAATCTCAGATTTTTGTAACTACTGCGGGCTACAAAAATACATACAGCTACGAAAAATTAATTGAGATTCTTTGTCGATCTGTTGTGCGGCCAAAGGATGCAATTGTTCTTGGTGGTAGCTGACGAGTTCCTGTTATTTTTGGACTTTTAGATAAAAACTTTGTGCGGGACCTTAAAATGGATGGTACATTTAATGAAGATTCTTTTGAACGCGAGTATGAGTCTAAATGAACCGGTGATATTGAATCAGCTTTCTTTAGTTCAGATAGATTTGATAAACAGCGTAAAATTAACATGCCAGAATGAAAATATTCTAATAAAACATCAAAAGATGGATATTATATAATGGGTGTTGACGTTGGTAGATTTGGTTGTACTACTGAAGTAGTTATTATCAAAGTAACTCCAGGTGCGGGCGATATTCCGCGCAAACGTATTGTTAATATTTATTCTTTTGATGAAGAACACTTTGGTTTACAAGCACTTAAACTTAAACGACTATTTCAACAATATAAATGTCGTGTAGCTGTAATCGACGGTAATGGTTTAGGTGCGGGACTCGTAGACATGCTTACAATGGATACTATCGATCCTGACACAGGTGAAACACTATATAATTGAGGCGTAATGAACGACGAAGATAATAAATATCGCAATATGAAAACTGATGATACTATAACTGATGCGATGTATATTATGAAAGCTAATCAAGTATTAAATTCTGAAATGTACGCTTATTGTCAGTCAGAAATTAATTCAGGTAGAGTAAACTTTTTAGTAGACGAGTCTATTGCAAAAAATAAATTATTGTCTCAAGCACAAGGTAAAAAAATGAGCCAGTCTCAGCGTGCAGATTATCTTATGCCTTTTGTACAAACGAGTATTTTAAAAGACCAAATGCTTAATCTTGTATACGAAAATGATGGTGCGCATATTATTTTAAAACAAGCTTCAAAAAAGATTAAAAAAGATAAGTTTTCTGCATTAATTTATGGTTTATATTATTGTAAATTACAAGAAGATAGTCGTTCAAAGAAACGTAAACGCGATATATCAAAATTTATGTTTTTTAATTAAAAATTTGGGGTCAAAATTTATTAATAGGTATTCTGTAAAACCATATACAGTGAATAAGTAAGTTTTATTGAAAGAGGAATATTATGATGAGTTCAGCAATGGAAGTTAAAATTCACAATATTTTAACTGATTATGATGTTCCTTTTGAAGAAGAATATGAATTTGATGATTTAATTGCATCAAGTGGTAGACACTTACGTTTCGATTTTGCCGTGTTTACAGAGGATGGTGAGCTAGATTTTTTAATTGAAGCTCAAGGGAAACAACATTATACCGCAGTAAATAAATTTGGTGGGTCTAAAGGTGTTGAACGGCAAAAATATAATGATATACAAAAACGAAAATATTGTTTAGACCATAATATTAAATTAATTTGCATTCCTTACTATGATGAATCGCGAATTAATTTTGATTATATTATGCGGGCGGCTGGATATTAAGGAGGTCGAGCATTTGAGTGATACAAAAGATTTTCGTTTAATTGCTTCAAACGAAACTGCGCGTCCTTCTATAGACTTTAATAAAATGCGAATTGATCAAAAATTATTTAAAGATGATGTTACTTTAAATACGTCTATTTTTGATAAACGTAATCGTCGTAAAGTTAGAAAAGAGGATGTTTATAGGGCTCTTGAACGACAAGATATAAAAGAACTTAGGGCAATTTCAAATTATTTTTTCCTTAGAAGTGGTATTTATTCACGATTATGTCGTTATATGGCTTATCTTTATCGATATGATTGAATGATAACACCTGTGCGTTATGATGATAAAATTAAAGATGAAAAAGTTATTGAAGGTTGATTAAAATCAGTAGCTTATCTTGATAATTGTCGTTTAAAGAAAAATTTTGGTGAAATCGCATTAAAAGTTATCAAAAATGGTTGTTTTTATGGATATAAAATAGAGCAGAAAAATGCTTGCTATATCCAAGAATTGCCAATTGACTATTGCCGCAGTCGTTTTAAGTATAATAATTTACCAATCGTAGAATTTAATGTTAAATTTTTTGATGATAAATTTTCTGACACAGAATACCGCATTAAAGTTTTAAAAATGTTTCCTAAAGAATTTCAGCAAGCTTATATTAAATATAAGCATAATACTTTAAAGAAAGATCATAATGGTGACACTCTTGGATGATTTGCTTTAGATGCGGGGGCTGCTTTTAAATTTAATCTTAATCATAGTGATATTCCTCTATTTTTATCAATTGTACCAAAATTAATTGATCTTGAGGATGCACAAGATTTAGATAAGAAGAAGATGGAACAACAACTTATTCGTCTTATTATCCAAGAGATGCCAATTGATAAAAATGGTGATCTTATCTTTGATGTAGATGAAGCTCGAGAATTGCATAAAAATGCAGTTGGTATGCTGGGTGGTGCTATAGGAGTAGATGTTTTAACTACGTTTGCGGATGTACATGTAGAAGATCTTTCCGATAAAGGTAATATGTCTGCCGCGGACCAATTAGATAAAGTTGAACGTACAGTTTATAATGAAGCTGGCGTTAGCCAAATGCAATTTAATACAAGTGGCAATTTAGCTCTTGAAAAATCTATTCTTAACGATGAAGCCACTATGACAAATCTTCTTCTTCAATTTGAGGAATTTGCTGAAAGTTTATTACGAATTTTCAACAAAAATCCGAAGCGTCTAAAATATCAAGTACAGATGCTTCCTACTACTATTTATAATTATAGAGATCTTTCCAAGCTTTATAAAGAGCAAACACAAATTGGATTTTCCAAATTATTACCTCAGATTGCTCTTGGAGAATCTCCAAGTACCGTACTTGCAACTGCGATATTTGAGAATCAAATGATGAAGCTTGATGAGATATTTACTCCTCCGCAAATGTCTTCTACCATAAGCAAAACTCAACAGTCTGGTGGCGGGAATGGGAACAAGACTAGTAATGAACCATCAGCGGGTGAGCAAGGTGGCCGTCCAGAGCTACCTCAGGACGAAAAGTCCGATAAGACTATCGCAAATGAAGAATCACAGGGTTAATGAAGGGAGGTAAGATAGATGGCATTAAAGAATAAATCCGAGGTAAATATGATTCAAGGCCCCGAGTTCATTAATCTTGAGCCTCTTGATGTTAACCCTTTGATGCAAAAATGCGAAATTAAAGTCTTTTATTTAGGTCACAATCGGAATGGCTCTTATATTAACCGTGAAACCGCCTTAGAAATGTCTAAAACATTGCGGGGAACCCCAATTGTTGCGGCATTTAATAAAGATAAAGAAGATTTTGGCGATCATGGACATGTAATGCATATTGAGGATGGAGAAGTTACTTTCTCTGTTAAGACCATTCCTTATGGCTTTGTTTCACCTGATGCAGAAGTTTGATTCCAAAACTTTACAGATACAGATGAATTTGACAACAAAGTTGAACGTACCTATCTAATGACAACGGGTTATCTCTGGTCTGGTCAATTTGAAGAACTCACCAAGGTAATTAATGAAGGACAGCCGCAATCAATGGAGCTAGATTCCAGCTCACTTCAAGGACATTGGGCGACTGATAATAATCTTGGTGTAGATTTCTTCATTATTAATGACGCAACTTTCAGTAAGTTGTGCATTCTTGGGGACAATGTTGAGCCCTGCTATGAAGGAGCTTCTGTAACGTCTCCAGAGGTCAGTAAGAATTTCAGTAAAGATACTGATTTTCAACAGACCCTATTTAGCATGATGAACGACTTACAAACAGCTCTTAATAGTAAAGGAGGGTTGAACATGTCTGAAAATGAATTACTTAATGAATCTGCGGAAAATGCTGAGACGCAGCTTGAGCTCGAGCATGCGCTAGAAACCCCTACAGACGAGACTGCTGATGAAGAGCTCACATCTGTAGAAGAAGAGTTCGTTGAAGCAAATTCTGCTGATGATACCGATACAGTTGCTGAAACTGTTGAGGAAACAGTTAATGATTTTGTTGAGAAAAAGGAAGAAGAAGATGAATCTGACGACAAGGACGAAGACGAGTCTAATGAAGCTGATGATGAAGACGATGATGATAAAAAGAAGCCTAATAATCAGCATTCCTTAGAAGAATTTGAAGCTTTACAAGCAGAACTTGAATCTCTTCGCGCAGAGATTAAAGAACTTCGTGAGTTTAAGCTCAATGTAGAAAATCAACAGAAAGACGCTTTAATTGCATCTTATCATATGCTTTCTGATGAAGATAAGGCTGAGGTTATTGCTCATAAGTCTGAATTTAGTCTTGATGAAATTAAAGCTAAATTAGCTGTTATTTACGTTGAAAAGAACGTTAATTTCGACATGATTGACGGTCAAGAAGAGGTAGAGGATAATGATCCTGCTCCAGCAATGACTTTCTCTCTAGACGAAGAAGCATCTGAGGGCGTTCCTGCTTTCATTGAAGCGCTTCGTCATACAGTTAAATAATTAAAGGAGGTTGTAATATGGCTATTACAATTAAGCGTGATGGTTATGGCCAAGTAGAGCCAAATCATCTCTCTGCTCCTCGTGATGGTCGCGTCTATGCGCAGCTTCCTGCCGCTGAGGATATTGAAGTCCTTGAGAACGGCATGTTCGTTAAATATGACTACGCCGCAGGTGAAGTCAATTTTGACGGCGACGGCGCTTGGATGCTCGTTTATAACGAGGAAAAGCTCTATGATGAGCGTCATCAGATGCATAAAGATTGGGCTCAAAAAGTTGAGGATTCTTATGATGGTAAGATCTATCCTCGTGTTTTTGGTGTTGTAGCTGGTGACATTTTTACTACTAATACTTTTGCAAACAATACTGAACTTAAAGTTGGGGATGACGTCACTCCTGGTGCTGACGGCTTCTTAGCAGTTGGTTCTGAAGGCGATGTTGTATTCCGTGTTGTCAAAGAATATACTCTTCCTGATGGACAGCCTGCGGTTAAGTTACAGTGCATTAAGGCTTAATTGAGAGGAGGAATAAGATGGAATATAATGATCTTCGTGAGTTAGCTCGTATCGCCGTTAAGGCTGATCCTACCGCTCCTACCGCTTATTCTTTCGGCAATGAGTCTTATACTCTTGACCAAGTTAATGCTGCTCTTGCCACTGAATTTCAAAAGCTAGCTGGTACTTATCGTGATTATCGTGAAAATAAGAATATCATCTTCCGTCTAATCGAAGAGACTATTGATGAGGTTCTTCCTGCACGCGTTGAGCAACAGTATGCTCAATTTGCAGAGGTTCGTAATGTTGCTCAGGGCGACAAAGCTATTTTCCGTATGCGTGTTACCGAAGCCGCACGTAAGCGTGCTAAGACTTTCGTTACTCGTGTTGGTCTAGCTGGTCGTTACGAAGTCTTCATGCTTGATGGTAAGAGTCTTGAGGTTGGAACTGCTGCTATTGGTGGAGCCGCTCGCATCGGCTTCGAGGAAATGCTCGATGGCCGCATTCAGTTCTCTGAGCTTACCAGTCTTGTAATGGAAGGTATGGACGAGTTCATTTACCGTGAGATTGCTAAGGCTCTTGAAGCTGTCGTTCAGGGTCTTCCTCGTTATCAGCGTGCTGAAGTTGCAGGCTTTGACGAGGCTACCATGGACGAGCTTTTAGCTATTGCTGATACTTATGGCCGCGCTGCAATTTACTGCACATTTGAATTTGCGGCCAAGATGCTTCCACAACAGAATTGGGTTTCTGATGATATGAAGAATCGTCTTTGGGCAGATGGTTGGCTAGGCAATTATAAGGGTCATAACGTTATTATTCTTCCTCAGTCTGTTGTTGACGAGACTAATAAGGAGAAAGTAATTGATCCTGCTCAGGCTTATATTATGCCTATTGGACAAGACAATAAGCCTGTTAAGATTGTCTTTGAAGGACCTACCGCAGTTCGCACCGTTGAAGATAATGATGACTGGAGCACCGATTTCCAGACTTACAAGAAGTTTGGCGTTGCTACCTTCTTCACCAACTTTATTTTTAGTTATCGTAATACCGATCTCGTTAAAGCGACTCGTACACATAATCTTCCTGCTGAAACTGTTAATCCTTAGATAGAACCAGGCTCTGAAACCTCTGGAACTAACAATAGTACAAGTGGAAGACCCGATCCAGATAGCTTATTCTTAGATCCATAGGAATCAGCGTCTGAACATTAATTTAATTATAGGGAGAGGGACTTAAAACTCCCTCTCCTTTTTTTATTAAAGAGATAAAAGGAGAAAATAATGGGTATTGTTAATGATACAACTTTAGTACCTGTGCGCAATATGGTTAATCATCGAGTAGTTTATACAATTCCAGAAGAACACCGACGCGTAGTTTTTGAAGCATTTCAAGAGAGAAAAATTCCTGCAAAAGAACTTCGTGCTCTTAATTATACAGTTGGTGGAAGTATTTTATTAAAGAACTATCTTTGTGTTAAAAGTGCTGATATGCGCGCAGAATTTAATATACCAAGCGATCAAATTGAATACGATTGGACAGAAAAAGATATACAGCACGTTTTACTTAGTAATGACTCTCCTATTGAGCAATTAGAAGATGCTTTAGATTTTGCTCCACAAGGTATTCGAGAAATGATTGTTGATTATGCAGTTGAATGGAAAATTCCTGATTCAAATCGTAGAAAAGTAATTTCTAAGATGATGAATTTAAATATAGATGAAATGATTAAGTTTGCAGAAATGGTTGAAGAGAGTAATGATACTGTTCCTCAAAATACTCATCGTCGTTTAAGTGATAAGCCTGCTACTAGTAGAACTGGACGACGTTTACAAAATTAGTAATTTAGAAAGGAGAGGCAATGTCAGAAGAAACTCCTTTAAATACTTCTTTTGAAGAGATGTATGATTTCTTTCTTGCGGGGATTACAGACGATATGTTTATGGAAATGACAAAAGAAGATACAGATGCATTATTAGAAGAAATTCTTTTGGCCGCATTACCTCATTTTGAATTTCCTAGAAAAAATATTTTTGATCTTGATTTAACAAATAAAACATTTGGTGATAAATTAACTCAAGAAGAAATGATGATAATTCGTCAATATATGATTAGTGAATGAATTGGCTATCAACTTGCTAATATTGATTTAGTTAAACAAAAGTATAGTGGTAGTGATTTTAAATTTACTTCACAGGCTAGTCATTTAAAACAGTTAGTTACGCTTAAAAAAGAATATGAAACTAAAGGTTTTCATTTACAACGATTATATAATCGTCGCAAAAGATTGAAAACGGGAGGCTATGGCTCTACTTTTGCTAGGGTCATGGATATATCTGATAAACATTATTATGATTAGTGTTTATGATGTTGAGGTAGATAATGCAACAATTCGCCGCAATTTAAAACGTTTACAATCTCAAACTTTTAAATTACTTCCTATGCAAGAAGAAGGTGAAGATTGTAAAAAACCTCTTGAAACTATTATTCTTGAACTTTTAGGGATGCAGGGACTTTTTTCTACTTTAGATCCTTTAGTAACTTTAATTTGTAAATTACAAGGATTAAAGGAAATTGATGGGGATGAAAATTTTATGCTTTATCGTCGCACTATTTTTGAATGTTGTGGACTATTAGATAAAGTAGCTGAATGTTTTTAAAGAAAGGAGCGGCCAAATGTCTCTAAAAACATTAAGTGCAAGATTACAATATAATGGCGGAGATAGGCTCGGCCGCATTAACCTACAAAAATTACGAAGTTTGCGAGCAGCATTAGGAGATGATTATCAATCTCGCTTAATTAAAACCCCTAAA